TAGCCATCAGCCCAAAGGTCGAACTCTATGTTGTTTAGCATACTTACTTCCTCCATAAATCCCGATTTGTTGAGCTCAGTATACCATATCCCTCAATATAAGAATATCCCTATATGAAGAATGTAACGGTTTTGCTGTATCATTATTTCACAAGGATTTCGAGGAATCTCAGCCCCTCACACACTGACCATGCTTGCAAGGTCTAGTGGGTTATACCTTTGTGATTGAAAGATAAGAAAAAAATCCGAACCCATTTCCAATTTGGAAAACTGGGTTCGGATTTCATTTGTTTGGTGCCGGTGGCGGGGGTCGAACCCGACGAACCAGCATAAAAAATCAAAGAATACAAAGATTTTTGACTTGACGTGTGAATTATCGTGTGAAATGATGCTCGAAAACGGCTATTTTTTAGCCGAAACAGACCCGTACAAGGCCGCTGTTCCAGCCGCCATTTTGGCGTTGATTTCGTCCTGCCGTTCGCGGAAAAGCTCGACGTACACCTGATGGGAGAAAGCGGATGTAGAATGACCCATGACGCGGGCAAGCTCTTCCTCGGACGCGCCGGAGTATGCGACCGACGTTGCGAAGAAGTGGCGCAGATCGTAAAAGCGCATGGTTTCCGGTAGCCCTAAGTCTTTGCGCGTGATATCCCATCTGTAAATAACACGGCTGGGCTTCATCTGAAAAACCTGTTCGTTGTCTTTTCCTCGTGGCTTTGCGTCGTAAAGGTTCTCAAAGAAAGACCAGTCAACGCGCAGGACACGCTCTCCCGCGTCGCTTTTCGTCCCTTTGGGTTGAAATCCCTTTTCGCCGCGCACGATTGCCTTGTCAATGTTGATCGTTCCGATTTTGTATGTCCTGCCGCTCGAATCCAGCGCGTCAATAGGGGATGCAGACAAATCCCCCCACGTCAGAGCGTAAGCCTCAGAGGGGCGCAAGCCGGCGCTGATGATGAAGCAGCAGTAAAGGTAAAAATCCGTCTCCCAGCGTTCCGCGACGTATCGGAGAACGTCGCCAGCCCACTTTTCGGAAAAGAGCTGCTTTTTCTTCCTCTTGAGCTTTGCGAGGACGATTCCGTTTAGCTGTAAATCGGGGACGTTCTTCTCCAAAATCGTCTTGAGAAAGAAATAATCGTTTCTGACTGTTTTCGGCGTGTGTTCTCGCGCCCGGTCGTCAAGCGCCTTTTGCACATCGCGGGGCGTGATTTGATCGAGCTTCACGTTGACCAGAGACGGGAAGCTGTTCTTTCGAATGGTGACATATCCTCTCAGTGTGGACGGTGAATAGCCCTGCACGCGGCAAGTATCTATAAACTCGTCCATCGCCTGACCGAGCGTCAGCGTTTGTTTCTTCTTCCGCTTGTGATCGGCAGCAGCGACGGCGGCGAGGCGTTCAGGCGGTCGATGCGGTGAAGGATTCGACGATTGGCTTTCCCGCTGCATCCCTGCCGAGGTAAACCTGTGTTCGCCAGTTTCCGGACGGAAGCTTTTTTGCTTTTGCCATAAAAAATCCCCCTTTTGATAATTATTTGATAGTATATTCTACAGATGGACGAATATACTAAAAAGCAGAAAGGCGGTGAACGCATGAAAGATGTGAATCGAATGTTTGCGTTGCGTCTCCCGGAGGCCATGCTTGAGGAGAACGAAATGCACGCGGATGAAAACACAATCGTGCTTGCAATCGTGGAGAATCTGCGAGCTTGCTTGAAGGGACTCCCGGAAGAACTTACTCACGAGCAAAAGAAGATGGCTTTTAACAGAGCAATCGAATGCTTTAAGGCAGAAAATTGTTTCGGCAATTCGTTGTCTCTTGAGGATTACGGCATCGCATTCACACACACGCCAGCACCATGTTGCCCCATGAAGGGCTAAAACAAAAGGACGCGCCCATCAGGACGCGCCTTTTTTTGTCGCTCAGCGCGACCTGATGTTTTGTCGACGTCGGCAAAACATCGCTTGCTTTTATCCCAAGCGATTACTTGCGGATTTTTGAGTAGTATTCGAGCGACAGGCCGTCACGGATGATCGGATTGATACCGAAGGAAACGGCGATCCCCGGCATCATCTCAGCGGTAAAGTTGCGAATATCCCAGTTTACTTTCGCCGCTTCCGATGCTTTCACGCGGATAGATGCAGCCATGCCGTCACTCTCGTTGCCGTACTTGTCAAGATACGTCGTATGAGCGACGATATTAACCGACCCGTACACGATTTTTCCCTCTTTAGCGAGATTTGCAAACTTCTCGTTCGCCTGTTTTGCATCATACAGGAATCCGCCCATTCGATCATCGTTTTTTCGCATGAAGGTATCTGGATATTTCACGTCGAGCTGAATCATGGGCGCATCCTCGCCGAGCATCTGCTCACACGTCACGGAGATCAAGTCGCTGTACTTGGGGTCGTAACTGCCGTATACGGAGTTCGCGACGGATTCAGCCCAGCCTTGCAAGGTATCAGGCTCAGGCGTTGCCGTCGGTTTCGGCGTTTTCGTGGGCTTCGGTGTGCTTGTCGGCTTTGGCGTATTCTTGACTTTCGGCTCTGCTTTTACATCCTCTGTTTGGCTGATGGGCTGCGAAGAAAGTTCGTCTCGATTCATCACTGCAAAAAACAGCGAAACCGCAAGGGCGATAACAAAGGTTGCAACCACGATCTCAAAAATAGTCAGCAAGCAGCCTTTTGTTCGCTGCCAGCATCCCTGTTTTTCCTGTTTCTGTCTCATCTTCTGACGACCTTCTTCTTTTGCTTATTTGACATTAAGATAGCTTGCCGATACATAGCACAGCTCGCCGTCATAGAGAATCTGGTGCCACTTTTCCGTATAATACGGCTGGGTGACGATCACTTCGTCACCGGCCTTGATGCTTCCGACCTTGTCGGCATCGGCGGACGCATCGGCGCGGACGTTCACGTTCTTTTCTGCGATAACGATTTTTGCGTTCTCCCCGGCCTTTTCCATCAGGGCTTTCCGTTCCTCTTCGGACATGAGCGCAGACTTTTTGACCGTGATGTTGATCTTGTATTGCTTGCTCATGTTTATCGTGTAGATGATTGCGCCCTTGCCCTCTTTTTTGGGCATGATTCGGTACGCATCAGCAAAACCGTATTTTCTCCCCTCAATCTCTTCACTGGTGAAGCAGTCGTCGCCGCTTGTGCCTACCATGATAAATCCGCCGCCGGTTCGGACTAGCAATTCTTCACCTTCCGGCGAATCGACAACGATATTCTTCGAGCTGAAAAATGGTATGGGGGCTGACACGGAAATTTTAATCGTTTTTCCGCTTCCGTCCTTCGGAACGCCTGTTAATGTACCTTTTTCACCCAAGAGCGAAAAAACTCCGTCTTCCGTGAAATGCAAATCTTCCGTGTTTGAACTCCATTCGTAATTTTGGGGGTTTGGGACATCAACGGCATACAGGGCAGCCATGGCGACATCCGCTTTTTTGCAGTCAGCCGGGAACGGGATGCAATCCTTCGGGCCGATCTCGTTCTCAGCCGTGACGTGAACGGGAAGAAGAGCAAACGCCAGAAGAAACAGAGCAACGATTCTTTTCATCCTCTTAACCTCTTTTCATATTCTTTTTGCCCTCTGACATGAATATAATGTAAGCAATGGAGGGAGTGTCGATGATAATTGTTATTATTGTATTAGCATCTCAACCGCAAAATCCGTTTGAGATGCCGCCGCCGGAGAGGGTAAGTAACAAACCAAATTGAACCGTTTGTGTCAGCACGTTTGCGCGTGACTACTGAACGAGGTGATCTAAATGGAAACGAAAAAAGGAAAAAACGCACAAAAGCTGACAACAGAAGAAAAGTATATCATTGCAATGTATCGCGATCTTAGCCCAGTGCGACGGTGGATTTTCCGTTTTTACCAGAGAGCGCTCGTAAAAAGGATTTCGTTGCATCCCGACCGTCTTGAGAAACAGCCCTATACATCGAGATAATTTCAACCTCATCGTCAGAGAACCCGCCTGAAAAATGGCCGGGTTCTTTTTGATCGTCAAGAATATACGAAATTGGAACATCACACGCGGCAGATATTTTTTGAGCTGCAATTCGGTTTATCGGCTTTCCGCTTTCGTATCGTGCAATAGACGATCTGGACAACCCACAAAGCTCGGCAAATTCTTCTTGCCCCATTTTTTTCACCTTTCGTAAATTCAGAATCCGCTCTGATGTATTCGTCATTGTATCACCCCCTTTTAGCTCTAGTATATCACAACGGACACAAAATAAAAATATCAGAACTGATACAAAAACCATTGACAACGTATCAGTAATGATGTATAATAGCGTTGTATCAAAACTGAATCAATAAAACCGATTCGGTGTCAATTTTGAGATAAAAGGAGGATTTGGTGCGTGTCAAAAGTCAAGCAGTTGCGTAAGCAAAAGAATCTTACGCAAGCGCAGCTTGCAAAGCGTAGCGGAACGTCGCTTATAACCGTTGGACGGCTTGAACGCGGCGAGTGCTTCCCTCGGCTGGAGAATGCTTCAAAAATTGCAAACGTGCTCGGCGTATCCATTGAAGATATCGTCGAAGCGCCCGAAAAAGAAGGGAAGGAGGTTTGACCATGAAAAAGCGTCAGCGTAATTGGGACGCGGAAGACGATCTCTTCCGGCGGCAGGTTGGTCAGCTCTGCGGCGTGTCCGGCATGAGCAAAGCCGAGCTGGCGCTGAACCTCGGTATCTCGACAAAGACGCTCTACAACCGAATCAACCGCCCGGAAACGCTGACCAAGCTGGAAGAACGCAGGTTGTACGAGCTGATGCAAGCCGAAGGGCTTGAGTATCAAGCGGGGTTTGACGGCGTGGCGTTGCCGCGCCTGAGAATCGCAAGGTAAGCACAGGCAAGGTCACGCTATTCATCGCGACGGTGGAGCAGCGCCCTGCCCAGCGCAGCAAAGGCAACGCAGCGTACTGCGAAGTTGAGCAAAGCTGCGGCAAAGCACAGTCGAGCAAAGCCGCGGCAAGGCAAGGCAACGCATGATCTTGTATTGCGTAGGTGAAGCGAAGTCGGCGCAGTAGGGGCAATGCTCAGTTAAGCTATGGCGTAGCATGGCAGTCCAATGCAACGGTGTAGCAATGTTTCGTTACGCCCTGCGCGGGCAAAGCAACCGAAAACTGAATAAAAAAATGAAAAGGAGAGTATCAAATGCTTCAATTTGATAGGCGGACGTATCGTCTGCACGGCATGACGCGCATTCTCGGCGCACAGGCGGCGAACCCGAAGGTTCACAGCGAGTTCATCGCGGCAAAAGCCGCAAAGCAGGAAAAGGGTGAAGAGCAGACGGCAATGTTGCCGAAGGAAGAACTGGAAAAGAAAGGCTTGACGGTCTTCCTGAGGGATGACGGCGTGCTCTGTCTTGCGGATTACGTCATCAAGGGATTCCTCAAGGAGGCGCTGAGCGTAATCAAGAGCCAAGTAAAGATCGGAAGCCCGACGACGAAGGTTGACAACCTCATCTTCGTCGAGCCGGAATACCTGCACTTTACGAGGAACGGCAAGCCGGTGACGGATGCAGACGAAATCTTTGAAAGGCCGCTTCGGGCAATGACCATGCAGGGTCCGCGCGTATCGGTCAGCGCAAGCGAGATCATCCGTCCGGATTGGGAGCTGGAGTTCACGCTGACGCTGGTTGACAACGAGAAGACCGCAAAGAGCGTTGCCCTGACGTGGAACGTCATTGAAGAAGCGCTGAACTATGGCGCGATTAAGGGCTTGGGACAGTGGCGGAACGGACAGAACGGGCGGTTCACGTGGGAAATCGTGGAATAAAAAAAGAGCCGCCCGTGTTGGCGCACAGGCGGAAGTGAAAAGGATTTGTTATGATTCGTGCTGATTATAGCACGAGAAGGAGGAAATATCAATGCTTAAAGCACAGCTTATCGGATTTTTTGCCCGCCTGCTTGAAGGGCTGGGCATGGTGCTTGCGTACGTGCTGGCGGCGGCTTTCGCTGGCGCGGTGATCCTGCTGATCGTCTGCATCATCGCGGAAATGGACAAGGAGGCCAAGAAGAATGGATGAGAAAACGGTCTTGGAGACGCTGAAAGAGACGGAGAATCTGCTGTACAAATTCGGCTATTCGGCGCTTGCCCTCATTATGATCGAAGAATATATCAAGAGCCTGAACAAGCGAATCAAGGAGCTTGAAGATGCGAAGTGAGCTGTTGGAGCTTGAGCGACAGGAGGCCGCCGAGCTGATGGGTTACGATGCGTGGGCGGCGATGCAGAGGAACAAAGCCGCCTCACGCCGTCGGGCGCAGATCATCAGAGAACAGGAAAGAGAGGTAGAACAGAATGAACGGTATGACCTTGTACCAGATCGACGCGAATATTGAGGCGCTGCTTCAAGGCTTTGAGCTGGTGGACACGGAAACGGGCGAGATCATCGGCGCGGAAGCGCTGGACGCGCTGCAAATGGCGCGAGATGACAAGATCGAGAACACCGGGCTTTACATTAAGAATCAGACGGTTCTCATCGAAGCAATGAAAAAGGAAGAAAAAGCCATCGCGGATCGCCGGAAGGCGTATGAAGGCCAGCTTGAAAAGCTGAAAGCGTATCTCGGCGAATCGCTGGGCGGTGAAAAGTTCGAAACCGCGAAGGTGAACATCTTCTTTCGAAAAAATCCGCCGTCTGCGGAGATCATCGACGCAAGCAAGCTGACCAGCGAGTACATGCGCGAGATTCCGGCCAAGTACGAGCCGGACAAGACAAAAATCAAAGAAGCCTTGAAGGCCGGAAAGGCTGTCGAGGGTGCAGAGCTGAGACAGACGGTGAGCTGCTATGTCAAGTGATTTGGCGCTGTATATGGCCTACACGGGCGAGGAATGGTCTCCACGCCTGACAGGCCGGGAAGAAAGCTGGGACACCCAGCAGGACGACGAGAACCCATTCTGCGACATGATGGACAGGGAGTGGTGAGGATGGCAGATGGAAAGCTGGAATTTCGGAAGCTCGAAGCATCCGAGATCGACATCAGGGTTGCGCAGATCAACGAAAAAGGCTGTCAGCTCTTGCTTTACAAGGACGCACGGTGCGACATGTGCATCCTTGATGAAACGGTCGGCGCTCTCAACTGGCAGCGCCGTCACAACCGGGACAACGCAAACTGCGTCGTCTCCATCTACAATTCGAACCTGAATACTTGGGTCGAGAAGGAGGACACAGGGACGGAAAGCAACACGGAAGCCGACAAGGGGCTTGCCTCCGACAGCTTCAAGCGGGCTTGTGTGAACTGGGGAATCGGACGAGAGCTGTACACAGCGCCGTTTATATGGATTCCCGCCGAAAAAGTAGAAATCAAGCAGAATCGCAGCGGAAAGCCGATGACGTATGACAAATTCGAAGTCCAGAAAATCGCATACGATGACAAGCGGAACATCGTCGGCCTAGCGATTCGGAACGCGAAAAACAAGAAGCTCGTCTTCCTATGGCAGAAGGAGAACCCGAATGGAGATCACAGCGGGAAAGATCGTTGACGTTGTAGATGACGGCTTGGTGGTCTTTGTGCCATACGGCGATATGGAGAAGATCATCAAGCGCCAATACAACGAGGTGCAGGTTGGCTTGCCGGACGGGCGAAGAATCAGCCCAGAGCAGCGCCGCAAGGCTTATGCGCTGATGGGCGAGATCGCGGAGGCGGTCGGCTATGAAAAAGACGAAATCAAGGACGTAATGAAGCATGATTTCGTTTCCAATCACCTCCAACAGCTCGAAAAAGAGCTGTTCAGCCTGTCAGACTGCGACATGACGACGGCGAAGGAGTATATCAGCTATTTAATCGACTTCATCCTCAGAAACGACATACCGACGCATGTACCGCTGATCGAGCTGGCGGACGATATAGACCGCTATGTGTATGCTTGCCTGATGCGGAAAAAGTGCTGCATATGCGGCCAGAAGGCGGATTTCCACCATGTGGACGCGGTCGGCATGGGAAACGACAGAAACGAGGTGCAGCACATCGGGCGGAAATGCTTTCCACTGTGCCGCGCTCATCACGTCGAAATCCACACGATAGGCACAACGGAGTTTTGCAACAGATACCACATACGCCCGCAAATCTGCGATGAGAAAATCGCCAAGGTTTACAGGCTCAGAAGCAAGGGCTAAACCCTTGCGCATGGCGCGCAGCTCAGGAGAGCAACCGCGGGACGTAAAGCGGCGTTACGCGAGAAGGGGCGGCTCGATACCGCCGCGCGCCGAGCAGCAGGAGAAATCCATATTTTGTAAGCACGTTTCCCCCGCTTAAAACGGTACAGCCCACAGAAAGGAGGACACAGGGCAGGCAAATTCACACTGGCGGCTCGGAAAGACGAGCAAAACCATTTTTTCGGACAGCCGGAAAGACGGCAAATAAAAAGACGTTTCACAGACGGCCTAGCCGCCGGGCAAAAACGGCGGCACTCATGGCAAGCATGGAAGGCATCGCGCGGGTGCAACACCCCCCTATTCGTCAAGGTTTCTTCCTTTCCTTCCATTCTTATACAAAATTGACGCGAAGCACCTTGCCCACGCGCCCGGTTCGAATCCGGGGCTTGCCACAATTTACTTTAAGGAGAAAGGGGAAAAAGAATGCTGGATTATCTGAAGGTTTTCCCGGACATCGAAGTCCTTCTCAAACGATATGATGACGCACAGCGCGGACGGCTTTTTATGGCCATGATGGCCTATGCCTACCGTGGCGAGTTGCCGACGTTTGGCGAGAACACGCCGGAATGGTATGTCTGGGACATGCTTCAATTCAAAATCGACCAGTGCGCTGAATCCTTGGAAGCAAAGAAAGCAAGTGGGAAGAAAGGCGGAAGCGCCAAGCAACCGGAAGCAGACGAAAGCAACGTCAAGCAGACGGAAGCAAACGCAAGCACATTGAAGCAAAGCCAAGCAAAGTCAAGCAAAGCCAAGCAACCGGAAGCAGACGAAAGCAACGTCAAGCAGACGGAAGCAAACGCAAGCACATTGAAGCAAAGCCAAGCAAAGTCAAGCAAAGCCAAGCAACCGGAAGCAGACGAAAGCAACGTCAAGCAAAACGCATATATACAAGAACAAGAACAAGTAAAAGAACAAGTAAAAGAACAAGAAAAGAATAGTGGTGGTGGTTACGTAACCCCAACCCCCTACGACGACCTGACCGACGACGAACTGCGGCGAATGCGGGAAGAACAGGCAGACGTGGAGGCTGCTGCAAAGCGCATGGGTTTACCTGCCAGTGCTTCGGGCGACTTTGACGCGATGGACAGACTCAGGACAGAATACGGAGCTGAAAATCTGCTGAAAGCCATAAACAAAACTCAAGGAGCGACAGAAAAAAGCCGATGTTGGCGGTATGTCGAGGGCATTCTTCGCAAGGAGAAAGAGCGAGGATACACATGGACGGACAAGCCGCCTGACAGCAAGGGAGGGATGAGCTATGAACGACGACCCGAGCCAAGAAGCCACACGCGCGATCTCTGAGCGGGCTTTTTGCGGCGCGATCATCAGGGGAGACGCCAGAGCGACGGACGCAGGGCTGAAAGCCGACTGGTTCACCGTGCCGATTTGCCGACGTATCTTCTCGGCGGCGCTGGCGGTTGAAAGACAGGGGCGGCCTTGCGACCTTGCGACGCTCGAGGGGGTTCTCGACGATGACGACCTCGACAAGGCAATCACCATCGCGGCGGAGACCGTCACGACGGCGCTTGCAGACCAGCAGGCGGACAACATCCGCCTCGCGGCAATGCGCAGGGAGATTGTCAAAACGTGCCTTGAGACAGCGCGAACGGCGAACGAGGGCGAAATATCGACGACAGAGCTGCTAGACGGCGCTGTGATGCGATTAAATGCGCTCAGCGGGCAAACAGACGACTGCGGTGTAATCAGCGGTACAGACGCGATTTGCGGATTCTACGCGCGGTTGACGAGCGGAGCGGTCGAGCCGGTCACAAAGACAGGCTTTCCCAAGCTCGACAGGGCGCTGATGATTGCGGGCGGAAAGCTGATCGTCGTCGGCGCGAGGCCGTCTGTCGGCAAGTCTGCGTTTCTGCTGCATCTTGCGGTTAAGGCGCTGGATGTTGGCCGGAAAATCCTGCTGGTGTCGTGCGAGATGGGCGCGGATGAGATCGTCGGGCGAATCGTGGCGCAGAAAAGCCGCGTATCGTCTGACAAGATCGAGCGTCACGAGCTGGACGACAGCGAGATTGTCAAAGTAGCGGAGAGTTTCGCGGAAATCCCTTCCGAGCAGCTTTTTATCAGCGAGAGGGCGCGAACCGTGCGCGACATAAGGCGCATGGCGCTAAGAATCCGCGCGAGATGCGGGCTGGATATGATCGTCGTCGATTACTTGCAGCTTCTCGACGCGGGGCAGAAGACGAGCAACCGCTCGGAGGCGGTCGGCGTTGTCACGCGGGCACTTAAATCGCTGGCGATGGAGCTTAAAATCCCGATCCTGACCGCAAGCCAGCTCAACCGCGCAAGCGAGCGCAACGACGCGCCGCGACTGTCAGACCTCCGCGAATCCGGCAGTATCGAGCAGGACGCGGACGCGGTGCTTCTTCTCCACGCGCCGGACGACAAGGACAACCCGGAAAGGCTGCTGTTCCTCGACAAAAACCGAGGCGGAGAATGCGGGAAAATCAGACTGTATTTTGACGGCGCGACCATGAGATTTTCTGAAATGCAATGACGGAGGAAAGCGTGAAAAAGCAAGTGCCGACTGAATCCGAAGAGCAGCAGACCCTTTTCCGCTGGGCGGAGATGCAGAGCGGGAAGTACCCGGAATTGGCGCTGATGTTCCACATCCCAAACGAAGGGAAGCGAAGCTGGATGACGGGCGGCAGGATGAAAGCTGAAGGGCTGAAAAGCGGAGTGCCTGATATCTTCCTGCCCGTCCCGCGTGGAGAGTTTCACGGGCTTTTTATCGAGATGAAGCGGACGAAGGGCGGAACGGTCAGCGATTGCCAAAAGCTATGGCTGCATGACTTGCAAAAACAAGGCTATTGCGCGGCGGTGTGCCGGGGATGGGAAGAGGCCGCGAGACGGATAAAAAGCTATTTGGAGGTAACAAAATGAAGATTGATCGTATTTCTTTCATCGTGGCTTTGACGAAAAGCGGGCTGACCGGAACACAGCTTGCCGAACGCTCAGGCGTTAGCCGTGGCACAGTTTCCGCTATCAAATGCGGGAAGTCGTGTTCTGAGGAAACCGCGTCTAAGTTGGCTGCTGCTCTGGGCGTTTCCGTGAATGAACTTACAGAAAAGAGGTAATCGGATGAACAGAGTTTTTCTGATCGGCAATTTGACGAAAGACCCGGAGATGCGATCCACGCAGTCCGGCGTTGCGGTCTGCAACTTCACGATTGCGGTAAATCGCCGCTTTCGTAACCAGCAGACCGGTCAGCAGGAAACGGATTTTCTGAACGTCATCGCGTGGCGGCAGCTCGCCGAGCTCTGCGGCCGCTATCTGACCAAGGGAAGAAAGGTGGCCGTAACCGGCTCCATCCAGACCCGCACCTATGAGGCGAAAGACGGAAGCAAGCGCAGCACGTTTGATATCGTCGCCGACGAGGTGGAGTTCCTGACGCCGCAGAACCAGCAAGGCGGCGAACATGGTGCGCAGAGCGCGTCTAACGCATACACGACAACCACGCACAAAGAGAGCGGTGGGACGGCCTATGCGCCGCAACCGCACAATGATTTTGGCGGATTCACACAGGTGGACGACGAAGAACTGCCGTTTTGATAGAAGGAGGAAAAGAACATGCTGAATGAATTGCGCGATGAGATTTACAGTGACGCGGTGGCACATGGGCTGTGGGACGGGGACTATCTTCTGAAAACGTTGGTGAATAGCGATGTTGTGAGGGATTCCGGGCTTTTGCAGATTTACAAAATTGTAAATACCGAGCGAGAGTTGGGACGAGTTCATGCAACGCTGCGCGTATTTGTGGAGAATCAGGAGCTTTTGGAATCTGTACTCGAAGAAGATCACTTCCGCGAGGAACTGGCGGACGTTATCATCACGGCGCTGTCTGCCGCCGGGTATCTGGACATCGACATTGACAAGGCGGTGCGGGCGAAGATGAAGATTAACCGAGGGCGTGAATGGAGGCATGGGAAATGACAGCAAAAGAAAGAATACGCATGATTGCGCTGGAAGTACAGGCACTTGAAGAGACAATCGAACACTATAAGCCATTTTATGTCCGCAAAGCCTATGCGAAGGAAGGTATCAAGCGCAGTGTGAAACAGGTTAGAGCTCACCTGCTGGCATTGGTGGATGATTTGGACGCGATGGAGGAATAACGGATGGCGTTAGTTGAGTACGACCTTTTCGGGCAAAAGCGGGACAAGGTGCAGACGGCGATAGACCGGCTGCGGGCGTTTGAACCTAAAGATGGGTACTATGTCGCGGACAGCGGCGGGAAAGACAGCTCATGTGTCGTCAAGCTCTGTGAGATGGCAGGGGTTAAGTTTGATGCGCACTACAACGCGACAACGATTGACCCGCCACAGCTTGTACGCTTCATCCGGAAGCATCATCCAGCAACGGAAATCGAAAAACCTGAGCACACCATGCGAGAACTGATCATCAAAAATCAAATGCCGCCAACGAGATTGATGCGCTACTGTTGCAAACACCTCAAAGAGCTGCACGGTCAAGGGCGCGTCGTGGTTACAGGTGTAAGGTGGGCAGAGAGCGGAAACCGCAAAAAGAACCAAGGGCTTGTGACGTTTGCGACTGCGTCAAAAGAGCTAAACAACGCAGCGGATTTGAGCGGCGCAGAGCCGAATCAAACGAGCAGAGGCGGGCTGATACTCAATACCGATAACGACGAGAGCCGCAGAATGGTTGAGATGTGCTATCGGACGCACAAAACGCTTGTCAATCCGATTATTGAATGGACGGACGAGGACGTGTGGGAATTTATACGGTACTACAATGTGCCGTACTGCGAGCTGTACGATTGCGGATTCAAACGGCTTGGCTGCGTGGCCTGCCCGCTTGGCGGCTCTGCGAGCATGCAAAGAGAGCTTGAGTTTTTCCCGCAGTTTAAGAAATTTTACATCCGCACTTTTGAAGAGATGCTGGACGCAAGAAGAAAAGCGGGAAAATCCATCAATAGGCATTGGACGGACGGCGAATCGGTCTTGCGCTGGTGGGTAGGGAAAGGCGGAGAAAGCAAAGACGAGTTGCAACTTGAGATTTTTGATGGAACGGAGGAAATGACCGATGAAATGTAAATGGTACGCCGATTTTGAGGGTGTCTGCACCAATGGCGAGTGTCCGTATCGCAGCGATGTGTGCCCGACGAGCGAGTACCCGGAGGTGTGCAAATATGCCGAAAAGCAGACCGAAATTCCGCAGTTGAGTGTAGCAGAGTTGGTAAACTCGCTTAGGCTATGCGATAGCGCGAGTTGCACAGGTTGCGCACTTTATGGGTTTTACGACTGTGGAAGCATCATAAATCCGCAAGCTGCCGACATGCTGGAAAAGCTGGCGGCGGAGAAGAGGAACGAGCACAAAATAAAAACGCCATACACTAGAATCTACGTGAGCGGCACACCCGAAAAACCATACTACGGCATTACATATTTTGACCCGACAGACGGAGAAATGCACAGTGGGTTCGGCTCGTATTCGCTTGATTTTGTGTTTAAGTGGTTTGCGGAAGAATTCGACGTTGCAAAGCCCAAACCGCCGAAGGAGGAAGAACGATGAAAACGCCTGAAGAGATCAAAAAAGCCGTGAGTTTGTGCGTGTTGCAAGAATCCTCATGCATGAATGATTGCCCGTATTTTAAATATTTGGAATGCAGAGACATTCTGTGCGCTGACGCGCTCGCCTACATCGAGCAGCTTAAGAGCCGCGCCGAGCCGAAGAACCGCGTACTAACGCTAGAAGAAGTGGAAGCATATTGTGAAGGCGGCGCGGATGCTACTCCGTTGTGGTATGAAGACAAGGATAATGGCGACGTAAGTCGCTGGATGGTGATTGACCTTCCGGAGCTTGCTTTCGGCAGCACGGCAACGGTAAAGCGTTTGATGAATAGCCAATTTTTTGAACCGGCCTATGGTAAAAACTGGCGCTGCTGGCTGCGCAAGCCGACGGCAGAAGAGATGGAGGAAACGCCGTGGAACGGAGGTGCGGAAGAATGAGCAGGATTAAAGGACGCTATGTGGCTCAGGTCGTTATCGAGATGGATGTCGATGAGAATACGCCACATCTGAAAACATTCGAACAATTGCGGGATACTTTTGCAAATCAAATAACAGAAAACGTAAAGGATGCATTGACAAACAGCTACTTTTGTTCGCCTTATTTAACCATGACCGTAGAAAAACAGTTTGCGGACGTTTGGAGGGCTGGCGATGAGTGAATACATCGAACGGACATCGGAGATTATCCTTGCCGCCAATGCCGGGGCGAGGGCGATCGAGAATACAGAACGGTACCATGGGGCTTTCTACACAAGAGACGTTTTCGCCGATAATAGCGCGGAAATTGCATATTTGCAAGCAGCAAAGGTGCTGCGTGATATTGAAGATGCTCCCGCCGCCGACGTTGCGCCGGTGGTTCATGGACGGTGGGAAAGCATTAAGAATCCAAAATACCCGGCGTATAGCCACGACAAATGCTCTATCTGTGGCTGGTGGAACACCAGAAATGCCTTGTGCTACGAAGAAGGCAGACGTGGTGGGCATAGCTTGAATTACTGCCCCAACTGCGGGGGAAAAATGGATTTGGAGGATGAAAATGGATAACGAAATAACTTACATGGACTGCTGACACTTTGTCGCCCCAATGATTCCGGTGAACACCGACTACGCCCGGAGTATCTACTGCATGGTGTTCTCTGCACTTAAAGAAGCAGATGATAGACAGCTAAAAAAGAAGGGGGTGAAAAAAGATGAGGTGTGACCGATGTTGCCAATCAAACGACGAGTTGCAGCTTGGGATTTTTGATGAAACGGAGGAAATGGTGGATGGAATGTAAATGGTACTATACCGAGTTTGAGAGGGTCTGCACCAATGGCGAGTGTCCGTATTGCGGCGATTGGTGCCCGACGAGCGAGTTCCCGGAGGTGTGCAAGTACGCGGATAAAGCACCAGTGCCGCTGCAGTTGAGTGCGCTATTAGGACGAGCCACGAACAGCAATGACCAACTTCTGCCCAAACTGCGGGGCTGATATGCGGAGGTAGAACATGAAAAAGCTGATAACGCGAATCAGGCAGAGGCTATGCCAACATTACTTCGTGAGGGTGCAAACCGAAACAAAGCATGATGAAGAATACTACACTCTTACTCACGTTTGCACGAAATGTGGTCGAAAAGTCGTTACAAAATTTCCGAGATATTATTTGATAGGTGTGAAAGATAACCATGAATGACGCGCCATGCCGCGACTGCGCGAGCCGCGAGGTCGGCTGCCACGCGGGATGCGAGAGATACAAGGCGTATGCGGACGGCAGGAAGCAAGCGCTGGAAAACCGCTACACGGCTTGCCTAGAGGGCACAAGCAAAAAGCGCAGTCACGAGCGCTGGCTAAAGTTTCAGAGAAAGACACAAAAAGGAGGTTAATAATGCAGTTGACGGAAGCGGACAAGCGCACGCTGCTTGATACGCGGAAAAAGCGCAAGGCGTATGTGAGGACGGAAGAAGCCTATGAGGAAGAGAAAGCCGCCTATCTGAAGGCGCAAAAGCTCACGGGCATGCCGTCCGGCTCGTCCAGCGGTGCAGGGCTTGAGGCCTATGTCATACGGCGTGACAAGGCTTTCGAGGCACTGCAAGCTGCAAGCATGGCATATCTTACGGCAATTTCGGCGGCGCTTGAGGTGATCGACAAAATTGTGCTGCAAATCGAAACACTTGAGAAGGTCAGTCGAGTGCGAGAGTTTTGCAAGGCGTATTTTATCGAGGGACTGTCCGTCACTGAGGCGACGGCACGTCAAGGGCTGGCTGAAAGCACGGGCTGGGCGTACAAGAGGGAGATTATAGGCGATTTGCAGTAGACTTATAGAGCGGTCGGAGCTACACATAGAGTGCGACCATGTGCTAACATTAAAATCAGCGAAGAGCGCAAAGCGCAGGACGCTGGCAAATAATCAGCAGCAAAGCCGCGGCGAACGTCACGGCTTTTGTTTTGGGGTGATTTGTGCTTTACCTCCGGCGCAGATCGGGACGCAACGCAACAGGGACGCAGAGTGGGAGCGGCGTTGCTTATGCTGATTCAGGAGGATGTGCAGGGAGGCGAAATCATGGAGATCAAGCGCGTCAAGCTGTCGGAAATCCGGCCATACGAGAAGAACCCGCGCAAGAATGACAGCGCGGTTGATGCTGTCGCCGCGTCGATTAAAGAGTTCGGCTGGCAGCAGCCCATCGTCGTTGACAAGGACGGAGTTATCATTGCCGGACATACCCGGTACAAAGCCGCGAAAAAGCTGAAATGCAAGGAAGTGCCTGTTGTATACGCGGACAACCTGACCGAAGAACAGGTCAAGGCGTACAGACTGGCGGACAATAAGACGAGCGAACTTGCGGAGTGGGACGCTGATCTGCTTTCCGAGGAGTTGCTTGATCTCCAAGATTTCGACATGGGGCAGTTTGGGTTCGATGATTTTAACGCAGACACTCAGGAGATTGAGGAAGCACACGAGGATGAATATGAGGTTTCTTTGCCAGAAGAACCGAAGGCGAAGATTGGAGACATATATCAGCTCGGAAGGCACAGACTAATGTGCGGTGACAGCACAAATCCAGAGTGTGTTTCCAAACTATGTGAGGGGGGGTACGTTGACCTTCTTCTTACAGACCCACCTTATGGGGTTGACTATACTGGTTCGACGAAAGAAAAGCTCAAGATCAAGAACGATGCGCTTGACGACGATTCCTTAAAAGAAATGCTTGCCAGTGCATTTTCGGCTGCTGACTCCGTTATGAAACCGGGTGCAGTATTCTACATCTGGCACGCAGATTCAAAAGCACTTGTCTTTAGAACTGCGTGCCAGATGGTCGGCTGGGAAGTTCGTCAAGTTCTCATTTGGGCGAAAAACTCCCTTGTTATGGGCAGACAAGATTACCAATGGAAGCATGAACCGTGTCTGTACGGGTGGAAGTCTGGCGCCGGTCATCTGTGGGCATCTGACAGAAAACAGACGACGATTCTTGAATTCGATAAGCCGCTCGCAAACAAGGAACATCCGACGATGAAGCCTGTTAAGCTCTTTGACTATCAGATCCAGAACAACACAAAGGGCGGAGATATTGTTCTTGACCTCTTTGGTGGATCTGGAACGACCATTATTGCCTGTGAACAGAACGGTCGAAACGCGAGGGTGATGGAACTTGATCCGAAATATGTTGATGTGATCATCGACAGATGGGAAACTATGACGGGCGAAAAGGCGGTGCTTGTTAATGTTTGATAAAGCCAGAGAGCAACACGTCAAAAAAATTAAAGAACTGGAAGAAGCGAAAAATGCTGGAATTGTCAGAAAAAGAGACTTGGAAAAAGCAATCAAAAGAATGAAAGATGAATTGACGCTGTACGACAGTTACCATGCTCATGCAAAAAGGTAAAAGGGGAGTGCGAAGATGTGCCGACGGTGGACTGGGAGCGGATAAGAGCCGAGTATATAGCAGGCGGCGCATCCATACGCAATCTGGCTGACAAGTACGGGATTTCAAAGGACGCGGTCGGACGAAGAGCGAAAGCGGAAAAGTGGAAAGAGACCCGCGACAAAACCGCGACAAAGGTGCGACAAAGGACAAATGAGCGCATTGTCGCGCAGAAAGCGGACGAGGCTGCAAATAACGCGGTTATTGCTGCAAGAATTCGGTCAAAGCTGCTTCTCCGGCTGGAGAGTGAGATAGACGCTCTGCCCGGTAGCATCGGAACGGAGAGCGCAAAGGACATCGTCAAGTCTGAGAAGGGTGGAGGAAGGCGCGAGGTCATATCGAAGCGCTGGCGGCTTCGCGATCTGACGGCGGCTTATAAAGATTTGACGGCAGACATGGACTTGGCGGATGTTGACACCGAAGACATTGACGCGACACGCGAAGAGGTATATGGCGATGAAGACACGTAAATATGTGCCTGTTTTCAGCCCAAAGCACCTCTCATACATCCGCGCCTGTCGCAAAAATATGTACAACATCGCAGAGGGAGCTGTTCGCGCCGGAAAGACGGTTGATAATGTTTTCGCCTTCTGCACCGAGCTTGAAACTTGCCCGGACAAGATACACCTTGCGAGTGCTTCGACATCACCAACGGCAAAGCTGAATATCGGGGACTGTAACGGGATGGGCATTGAAGCCCAGTTCCGTGGGCGCTGCACATGGGGCAAATATCGAGGAAACGACTGCATCCGCGTCAGGACGAAAACGGGAGAGAAGATTGTAATCTTTGCCGGAGCTGGAAAGGCAGACAGCTTCAAGCGAATCCGAGGAAACAGTTACGGCATGTGGATTGCAACGGAGGTCAACCTTCACCATGAAACTTTCATTCAGGAGGCGTTCAATCGAACCGCTGCGGCAAAGCTGAGAAAGTTCTTCTGGGACTTGAACCCAAGCGCACCGAATTCTCCGATCTACGAAAAATATATCGACCTGTACCGTATAAAGCAGGAGCGCGGAGAATTGCCGGGCGGCTGTAATTACGAGCTGTTTCTGATGCGCGACAATGCGACAATATCCGACGAGAGATTTGCGGAAATTGTCGCACAGTACGACCCTCAATCCGTATGGTACAAGCGGGACATCGAGGGAAAGCGCGTATCTGCCGAAGGCATGATCTACCCCGGCTATTCCTCAGCGCTCGAAACACCGTTCACGCCGCCGCGCTGGCGTGATGTTTTTATTTCTATCGACTACGGCACACAAAACGCCTTCGCTGCTCTGCTATGGGGCAAAAGCGAGGGCGTTTGGCATATTTTCCGGGAATATCGCTACTCAGGACGCGACACACAGGTGCAAAAGACCGATGAGGACTATGTGCGCGACATGGAGCGGTTTGTCACCGAGAGCCTGCCGGAAGACCAGCGGCGCGGCGTGATGACGATCATTGACCCTTCGGCTGCATCGTTCATCGCGGCACTCAGGCGCTCACGGCTTGCCTTCCGTGTTAGGAAGGCAGATAACGACGTACTGGACGGCATCCGCGACGTTGCGGTTTGCATGCAGCGCGGAGACGTGCGGATTTTCGACAATCTGCCGGAACTACGCAAGGAGTTTGACGGCTATGTTTGGGATGACAAGGCGGACGACAAGCCGATCAAGGTCAATGATCACTTAATGGACGCGCTGCGCTATGGCGTTCGCACCATGCGGCTTGTCAAGCCAAAAGAAGAGTATAAAAGCCCATTTTTCGCATAAGGAGGTGATAGCCCGATGGGTAGAATCGTCACGTATCAGGATTTCGTCGATTTCGGAGACAGCGACGAGCAGCGCATTGCAGCTATCAAGCAGCTTATTTTCCAGCACAAATCGAGCGAGTTCTGCGAGACGGCGCGGACTGCCGATAAATACGACGCGCAGAGAAACGAGACCATCATGCAGGCTGCGCCGCTCCTGTACGCGCTGAACGGAATGAAAGTGAAGGATCACACTGCGAGTAACCATCAAATCGCGTCTAACTTCTTCCGACAGCTCAACAAGCAGCGCGCAACGTACTCACTCGGCAACGGTGTGACGTTCACGCGCGACGGCGTGAAGGAAAAGCTGGGAAAGGACTTTGACACCGACATTTCGAGCGCGGCGTATCTGGCACTGATTCACGGCGTTTGCTATGTGTTTCTCGACGTTGACCATCTGCACCGCTTTCCTGCGTATCAGTTCGCGCCGCTTTGGGACGAGCGCAACAGCGCCTTGCGGGCTGGTGTGCGCTACTGGCGCATTGATGACAATCACCCCGGCTATGCCGTGCTTTACGAAGAGGACGGTTTCACCGTCTACAAAGCCGAAAGAGGCGACGATTATAAGATCGACCAGCCGAAACGCGCGTACAAGCTGACCGTGCAGAAAGCCGCGATTGATGATGAGGAAACTATCGTCGGCGGCGAGAATTACAGCGGTTTGCCTATCGTGCCGCTCTGGGGAAGCGATTTGCACCAGTCAACGCTTGTCGGCATGCGCGGAGCGATTGACGCATATGACCTTGTATGCTCGGATTTCGCAAACGACCTATCGGAGTGCAGTCAAATCTACTGGCTCGTCGAAAACTACGGCGGCATGTCGGATGCGGATTTGACCAAGTTCCGCGACAGGCTAAAACTTACGCATATCGCGGAGGCAGACACGCAGGACGGCGGGAAGATCACGCCGTACACGCAAGAGCCGCCGAGCGCATCGAGAAGCGCGTTCCTTGCGCAGATCAAGGATGACATCTACCGCAACTTCGGCGCGTTTGACGCACAGACTGTGCAAGCCGGAAGCAAGACCGCGACGGAGATCAACGCCGCGTATCAAGCCCTCGACCAAAACGCGGATGATTTTGAGTATCAACTGACCGTGTGCATCCGTCAGCTTTTGGCGCTCGTCGGCGTTCCTGATGACGTTTTCCCGACGTACAAGCGAAACCGCATCAGCAACCAGCTTGAACAGGTTCAAATGCTCATGCTCGAAGCACCATATCTCGACAGACAGACGATCCTTGAGAATCTGCCGAATATCTACATCGACAAAGTGCCGGAAATCATGGCGCGGCTGGACGAGGAAACGGAAGGGCGGTTTGTGCGTGGCGATGAAGAAAATGCTGGTGATGACGAGTGACAGATCAGGCGGTTCGGTGGACTGACAAGCAAATCGAAGAGCTAGAGCGGCGCATCCGCGACGTGTACACCGACGCGGCGGCTGATATTCAGCGCAAACTCGACAAGTTCATCGCAAAGTTTCGCAGGGACGACAAAAAGTACCGTGCGCAGCTCGAAGCGGGAGAGATCACGCAAGAGACGTACCGCGATTGGCTGGCGGGGCAAGTATTCCAAGGCAAGCGCTGGCGGCAGATGCTTTCCAACATGACGGAGACACTGACGCATAGCAACGAGCTTGCTATGCAGATCATCAACGACACGACCCCGGAAGCGTTTGCCTATAATGCCAACTGGTCGAGCTATATGCTCGAAAAGGGCGCACGGATAAACATGGGCTTTGAGTTGTACGATGCATCGACCGTCAAGCAGCTTATCCGCGACCAGCCCGACCTTCTGCCACCGTCAAAGATGGATATACCGGTAGACAAGCGTTGGAATCATACGCAGATCACGCAGCAGATCACGCAGGGCATCATCCAGGGCGAACCGCTTGAGACGGTTGTGAAGCGATTGCAGCGCGTGACGACGGCGAACGAGGTCAGCGCAAGGCGACACGCGCGCACCGCGATGACCTACGCACAGAACGCGGGACGAATCGAAAGCTATCATCAGGCGGCGAAGCTGGGTATCAAGCTGCAAAAGGAGTGGCGGGCGACGCTGGACAACCACACGCGCCATTCTCACGCTATGCTTGACGGGCAGCGTGTAGACGTTGACAAGCCGTTTCAAAGCGAGCTGGGCGAGATCATGTGTCCGGGCGACCCTAACGCAAGACCCGCGAACGTGTACAACTGCCGGTGTGCGCTCGTGTCGTACAATCCCAAGTATCCGCCGCGAAATGAGACGCGGCTCGACAACATCACCCGCGAAACGATACCGTTCAAAACCTACGCGGAGTGGGCAGGATGGAAGGAGACGCACAATGGCGGGAAACCTGATCGACAACAGCGCGGCGTTTCTGGCAGAGCTGGAACGCGCAAAGGCGCGGGCGCTTGAGACCATCGGTCAGCAAGCCGAGCGATACGCGAAAGACAAGTGCCCGAAGGGAACGGTTGAAAGCACGGGAAAGAAAGGATATATCGGCGGAACGCTGCAAAACAGCATCACGCACAGGGTTGATGATGACGTGGTGAGCGTGGGAAGCAACGTCGAATATGCACCGTATGTTGAGCTGGGCACGGGCCCGCATTTTGAAGCGCCGCCTGAATGGGAGCAGTTCACGACGACACGAGGAAGCGGAATCGGTAAATCGTTTATGCGACCACATCACTATCTGAGACCCGCGATTGAAGATCACCGAGAAGAATACAGGGAAATCATGCGAGACGAGCTGTCAGGAGGTTAAAAATGTGGCTTATCAAGTGGTTCAGGCGCGAGAAAATCCGCCGGGGAGCGCGGAAAGAGATCAAGCATGCGCGAGAATCCGCGCCCGGAACAAGGCAAGGTCAACGCGCACTGGCGCGGAAGATCGAGAAAATCAGGGCAAAGGCAAACAAGGAAATTGACAAGCACCGCTGAGAGCAGCGGTTTTTCTTTTGGCAAAAACGGCAAAGTACCGCCGTTTGCATATATAAAGCGAAGGGCGAAGGACAGCCCCCGAAGTAAAGGAGCGTAAACATGGCATTCACGAGAAAATTTCTCAAGGCGCTCGGTCTGACCGAAGAACAGGTTGACAGCGTGGTTGAGGCGCACACGGAAACCGTTGACGGGCTGAAAAGCCAGATGGCGGGCTACAAAGCCGACGCTGAGAAGCTGGAAGGCGTTCAGAAGGAGTTGAACGATCTGAAAGCAAAGGGCGGCGGAGAGGACTACAAAAGCAAGTATGACAGCGAGCATGCGGCTTTCGAGAAGTACAAGAACGACCAGAACGCCAAAGAATCGGCGGCACTGGCCGAGCGACTGTACCGGGAGCAGCTTAACGCGCTGGGCATCACTGGAAAGCGAGCTGACAGCATCGTTCGTCTGACTGATCTTTCCGCAGTGAAGGTCAAAGACGGCAAGTTGGAAGACGCTGACGGCGTGAAGAAGGGCATCCAGACCGACTATGCGGACTTCATCCCTAAGACCCGGACGGACGGCGCTGACCCTGCTACACCGCCTCACAGCGGCGGCAAGATGAGCCGTGAAGAAATCTACAAGAAAGACGATAAAGGCCGCTATCTGCTTTCCACGGCAGAACGCCAAAAGGCGCTTGCTGAAAGCATGGCGGCTGAATCCGAATGACCGAAAGGAGCAGAATATGGCTGCTAAAACTGGACTGACGACCGCCGCGCAGTTTACCACCGAAGCGCGAGAGGTCGATTTTGTTACCCGTTTCTCCGACAACTGGGATGCGCTGAGAAAGATCATGGGCATCATGCGCCCGATTCGCAAGACCCCCGGCACGAAGCTGGTTTCCTACAAGGCGACGGTTGACGGCACTCTTGCGGGCGGTACGAGCGTGGGCGAGGGCGAGGAAATCCCGTTCACCAAGCTCAAAGTCACGCCTACGACCTACGGCGATATCGAAGTCGCCAAGCACGCCAAGAGCGTGACCATTGAGGCGGTGAACAAGTACGGCGCGGAAGTCGCCGTCGAAAAGACCGATGAAGCGTTCATCAACGCCCTGCAAACGCAGGTTCTGACCGACTTTTACACTTTCCTCGGCACCGGCTCGCTGAAAGTGACCGGCGAAACGAGCTGGCAGCGTGCGCTTGCTATGAGCAAGGCGAAGGTGCTTGAAAAGTTCGCGGGCATGGACAAGGACGTGACCGAGATTGTGGGCTTTGCCAACATCCTTGATGCTTATGATTACCTCGGCGACAAGGATATCACCGTGCAGACCTCTTTCGGCGTGAGCTACGTCGAGAACTTCCTCGGCTACCGTACCCTTTTCCTTCTGCCGACCAAGTATATCGCGCAGAACAAGGTTATCGCCACTCCTGTGGAAAACATCGACCTGTATTACATCGACCCCGGCGATAGCGACTTTGGAAAGCTGGGTCTGAACTACACCGTCAAGGGCGAAACCAACCTGATCGGCGTTCACGTCGAGGGCGACTATAGCCGTGCTACCGGCGATATGTTCGCAATCATGGGTATGAAGCTCTGGGCGGAGTATCTGGACGGCATCGCGGTTGCGACGTTTGCCAAGCCTGCTGCGGCAGCGGGCAAGGACACTCCGCCTGTCGGCGGCTAAGGAGTAAGTCATGGAGATGCTTGAAGCGGTGCTGACGCACCTGCGAAACTGGTTTCCCGTCAGGTGTGACGCTGGGACGTTCACCATCGCTTCCGGCATCCCTGACGTTGACTTTCTGAGGCCGGGACAGTACTACCGCATCAAGGGCAGTGTGTTTTCCGACGGGCTGCACGTCTACCAGAGCGGCGAGACGCTGACGGATGAAACCTTCGATGGTGAAATCTGGGCGCTGGCAATCCCGAAAAGTGTCAAAGAGCTTGCGGTTGAAATCACAGCGTACACGGAGAAAAACCCGGTGACCGACAAGGTTTCTGAGAGTTTCGGCGGTTACAGTTACTCCCGCGCATCCGGCACGACTGGTGCGCCGACGGGCTGGCAGGGGGCTTTCGCCTCCCGCCTTGCCCCTTATCGGAGGATAAGCGATGATTAACGCAGAGCTGATCGAGAGATTTTCACAGCCGTGCGTGATGCTGACGAAAAAGCGCGTCCCTGACGGGCAGGGCGGCTTTGAAACGAGCTGGGCGGACGGAGACGAGTTTGACGCGGCGATTGTCAAAGATCAGAGCTTGCAAGCGCGTGTCGCCGAGAAGCAGGGAGTTTCCAGCGTCTACACCATCACGACGGCGCGAGGCGTTGCGCTTGAGTATCACGAGGTTTTCCGCCGCGTTTCTGATGGGGCAATCTTCCGCGTGACGAGCGACTATACCGACAGCAGACCGCCCGACGTGGCGACGTTTGACTTTGAGCAAGTGACGGCTGAGAGGTGGGAGCTTCCGACATGACCGAGACGGCAAAGGCACTATACAGCTTTTATTCCGGGTTCGGCATTGACGCATATCCGGAAAGCAACGTGCCGGAGAACGCGAAACTCCCATACATCACCTACACCGTCATTGAGCCGGACTGGCGAAACACTGCGAGCCATCAGGCGCGGGTTTGGTATCGTTCGGAAAGCTACAAGGGCATAAATGCCAAGGTTGACGAGATCACAAGGGCGGTGGGCGAGCTGGTTATGCTTCCGACTGCGAACGGCTATGTCGCCATTCGCCCCGCTGACCCGCTGGTTCAGTATCAGCCCATCGCAAACCCGGAAATCAAAGTCGCGTATCTCAATTTTCAAATCAATTCGTACCAATCGAGGTGATATAAATGGGCAAACCTGTTACGGCTGTTAGACCGCAGACGTTTGAGCGGTTGCAGCTCAATGCGGGTGCTTTTCTCAAAAATTTTGACCTGAGCACCTACACCGATTACAGCACGCTCGAAGAAGCGCTTTTCGCCGCCATTAAGGACGGCACAAAGACGCTGGGCGCAACGCGAGGCGGCGGCACGTTTACCGCGTCTCCGACCATGCGCAGCATCGAAGCCGACGGAAAGCGGTATGAGTTCAAGGGCAGCACGGTCATTGATGCTTGGGATATCAAGCTGACCGCGACGCTTATGGAGATCACGCCGGATAACTTCACGCTTGCGCTTGGCACGGCTGAGAAGACCGAGGACAAGTCTTTTACGACTGGCAAAAAGACCACAATCAAGCTGAGAACCAATATCGAGGACGGCGACTATATCCAGAATCTCGTCTGGTTTGGCAATACGTCCAAGGGGCTTGTCGCCATCGCACTTGACAACGCGCTGAACAACACGGGCGTGACGTTGACTTTCAGCGACAAGGGCGAGGGAACGCTCCCGGTCGAGTTCCACGCCTATCAAGACACCGTGGAGAATAACGATTACGCGCCTTGCGCGATCTACTTCTTCGACGAAGCGGCGCAGTAACAACACGCCGGGGGCTTTTCCTCCGGCGTTTTTCTTTTTTGAGGTGAGAAGATGAAACTTTCGGAAATGAACGGCGAAGAGCTGTCTGTCTGTCTTTGCAAAATCGCAGAACCGCTTGAGAGGATCGGCTTTGACAAGAAGACGACGGAGACCTTCCAGAAAATCGCCGATTTGAGCAAAAGCGGCATGAACAACATCCAGCAGACATCCATGATGATTGGCAAGTTCGTCCCGCTGCTGCTCGGCGACCACAGGGAGGACACGTTCGCCATTCTGGCGGCAATCAACGACAAAACCGTTGATGAAATCCGCAGTCAGAATGGCATGCAGACCATTAAGGAGTTGAAAAACGCACTCGCAGACCCCGACCTGATGGATTTTTTTACATCGTCCGTGCGTACGGTCGAAAAGCCGTAACGGCGGCGATTTACAGGCACGGAGCACCGCCGACAATCGCGACGCTTTCCGATCTTTTGGCAGATGACCGCCAAAAGTGGCTGGGAGACGTGTACAGCGCGAAGATGCTTTCCGCCATCTGTCAGGCGATGGGGAACGAACCCGTGAGCTATGAGGAGTTTGTCGGGCTGGTGGAGCAGGACAACCGAACGGGGCAGGAGATCATTGACGATCTGATCGCCGAGCACGAGAGAAGAAAAAAAGCAAGAGGGGAGGGGTAAAGCATGGATTTGTTTACGCTTGTAGCCAAGATTGGGCTGGATTCCAAGGAGTATGAGCAGGGAATCAAGGGTGCAAAGCAGGGCTTTGAAAAGCTCGATACATGGATGGTTGCAAAGGCGCAGCTGATTGCAGACGGCGTAAAGCGCGCATTTTCGACGATTGCGGACTTTGCCAAGGATGCGGTCACAGCCGCAGCCGATGTGGCGGCAGAAAAGGCGCAGTTTGCGGCAACCTTTGACGGCATCGAAGAAGCCGCAAACGGCGTTCTCGCCAGCGTCAGCAATGAGACGGGCATCCTTGCAACGCGCTTGCAGCAGGTCGGCACCAAGGCGTTCAGCCAGTTCAAGGGCGCAGGCATTGACGCGGCGGGGGCACTCTCGATGATGGGCGAGTATACCCGCATCGCGGCTGACGCGGCGGCATACTACGACATCAGCCTTGAGGACGCGGACGTGCGCTTGCGCTCTTTCCTGCGCGGCAATACCGAGGCGGGCGACGCTATCGGCCTTTTTACGTCGGAAAGCCAGCGAAACTCTAAGGCCGTCGAGCTGTACGGCACGAAATGGACGAATCTGACCGAAGCGCAGAAACAAAACCTCATGCTCAACGTCGCGAAAGAAATCTACGACCAGAGCAACGCAACAGGGCAAGCATCGCGTGAAATGGACGGATGGGTGAACGTCGTCGGAAACTTGCAGCGCGTATGGAAAGACGTTCTGGCCGTTATTGGTGCTCCATTTTACGAATCGCTAACGCCAGTCGTGCAAAAGCTGAGTGAGTTTCTTTCTGATGAAACCGTGCAGATGCGTCTTGGCATGCTTGCGTCAAGTCTCGGCGATATGGCCGGATATGTCTTTGACGGCGTTATCGACCTGCTGGACAAGATTCTGGCGTGGAGCAGCGGCGAAGAAGAGCCGAGCGACACCGCACAGGCGCTCTTTGATATTGCCAGCTCGTTCGGCAACGTTGCAGGCATGATCTTCACGGGCGTTGTAGACTTCTTGACGCTGCTCTTCAACGGCTTTGACAAGGAGACAGCCGAAAACGTAGAGGGATTTCTTGAGGATTTCAGCGCCTTTGTTGATGACCCTCTCTTTCAAACGGCAGCGACTGTTCTTGGCGGCATTGTTACCATGTGGATTGCCATGAAATCGCCTCTTTTGATCGTTTCCGGCGTTCTCACGTTGATTATTACACACTGGGAAGATATCAAGCGATGGGCGGACAAGGCAAAAACAGCGTTTACAAACTTTATCAACACGCACGTCCCGGAGGGGTTTATGAGCGGCGTGACAGCGGCGCTTGAAACAATCGCAGGTCTTGTCTCTGGCATTCAATCCGCGTGGAATACATTTGTCAATAGCCTTAATTCCACAAACGCTGAAAAGGGCATTAAATCCATCCAAGAGGGCTGGGAGAGCGGCGGCGTTGCTGGCGCGGCCTCTGCCGCGTGGGATTCCGCGTGGATTAACCCGTCGAACTGGGGAAAGGATAAGAACTATGGTGCAGGGCGCAGCTTTGCGACCGGCCTTGACTATGTGCCATATGACAACTTCATTGCAAAGCTCCACGCCGGAGAAACCGTTCTGAACCGCGCCGACGCGACGGCGTACCGCGCCGGAAACGTCGGCGGTATCAGCGCGGAGAGCATCAGCCAAGCCGTCGCCGTCGCTGTACGCGAAGCGCTGGACGGCGTGGGCGTGTACATGGGCGCGGATAGAGTGGGCGATCTTGTGACGCAGCGCGTGAGCCGAAACATCGCCAAGGGCGCAAGAGCTATGAGGTATGCAAACGTATGATGACGAGATACGCCTGCCGGTTGAACGGCATTGATTTGTCGAGCATCGACCCGGCAATCTATGTGCTTGACGTGAGCACCGTTTCTCCCGTGCGCGATCTTGTGACGACACCGCTTGCAGGCCGAAGCGGACAGCGAATCACAAAGCGCACGACGAACAGCCTGAGCGTCGAGGTAAAATTTGAAATCCACGAGCAGAACACCGTTCGCCGCGCCCTCATCGCGGAGAAAGTGACAGAGTGGGCGATTCTCGGCGGCATTCTGACGACGAATGACCGGCCTGAAAGGCGGCTGCACGTCATCTGCGAGACCCTGCCGAACTTCTCCGCTCTGCGCTGGACAAACAGCCTGACGGCGACGTTCACGGCTTTTGAGATCCCCTTCTGGGAGAGCGAATACCCGCGAAACGCGACGGTTGACGGGAACGGCGAAGCTCAAATGATTGCGCCGGGCTTTGCGGACGATTCCCGCGTGTGGGCAAGCGTGACCAATGCCGGAACGGACGCGATCACGACCGTAGACCTGACAGCCGGACAAACCGCGCTGCACTTCTCCGGGCTTGCGCTCCCTTCCGGATCGGCGCTGGAAGTCGGAACGGACGAGCACGGCGTTTTTTACGCGCGAATCGGAAACGAAAGTGTACTGAGCAAGCGGACGGCAGAATCAAGCGACGAGCTACGGCTTGAAGCCGGGAAGTTTGGCAAGCTGTCTGTCTCCACAGATGGAAAAGCGAAGACGAGATTCGGCGTGAGGGGGTATTACACATGAGCGTAAGGCTTCCGCGTCTGCTTGACGCGCAGCTCCGCGAGGTGTGCCGCCTCCATCCCGTTACGCTGTCCATCAACGAGCGGCTTGTACCGCCGCATGATGCTTCCATGACGCTTCCTCCGGGCGAGGGAGCGCCTTTCCATGCGTGGGTAGAGCTTTATACCATCGACGGCAGCGCGGGCGTCTACCGAGTTTCTGGCGCGTCTGAGTGCTATGTCATCACAGGAGACGTTGACCTAGAGCATAGCGCGGCGATTCTCGGCGACGCGATCATTCCCGGCGATGGGAAGTACAGCGGAACATGCGCCGAAGTGCTGACGGCGATGCTGGCAAACCAGACGACGCTCATAAACGGTCAAAAGCCTTGGGTACTCGGAACGTGTGCGAAAAGCGCGAGCATCGAATATGCGTATGACTGCAACAACATTTTGTCAGCAATGACAGAAGTGGTCGGCGACGAGAAAGACGGCTACGCGCTCGAATTTGATGATACGCACGGCTTCCCGTGGCGGGTGAACGTCGTATCGGTCGAAACAACCGCGAGTTGCGAGGGGCGACTAAGCCGAAACCTCGAAAGCGTCAGCATCTCGATATCCGATGACGATTTCTGCACGCGGATTTACTGCAAAAATCTCCCAGAACCGCACTACATCGACGGTCCGACCGTCGGCGTGTGGGGAATCATCACGAAGACGATCACCGCCGGAGAGGGCGTGACCGCCGAAAGCCTGCAAAGCTATATCGTGCGATACCTTGAAGACCACAAAAACCCGCGAATCAGCATTGAGATCAACGGCGTTGATTTGGCGACTGCGACCGGGGAAAGCCTTGATTCCTTCCGAATCGGCCGGCTTTTCCGGCTTGCGCTCCCTGATTACGGCGTGAAGATGGAAGAGCGAATCCTCGTGCGCAGCATCACCGACGTTTACGGCGACCCGCGCGGCGTAAGTCTGACGCTTGCAAGCAACATCCGCGACACGGCGGAAGACCTCGTGCGGCTGGACAACACCGTTACAGGCGGATCGTCGCAGAACAGCACCAAAAAGTATATCGGCGGCGGCAAGGGCACCGGCCTGTCGAAAACGTCCGTGCTCGATATGCTTAAAAAGACGGATTCCTTCACCAGCGCAACGGAGGCTTGGGTTAAAGAGGCTGGCGTGAAGATTGAGGCGAATCACGCCGACCTGTACGCGACGAAGAAAGCGATCACGGGAAATTGGGCGGGAGACGTTGAGACGATCAACGCCTTGATTACCGCATCAAGCGACAACGGCGGTTTGGTTTCAATGCTTGTCGGTCGGCACAACAAGATTGAGGACGTGAACGCCGCCATCACTGCAACCGCCGCTGGGGGTGGTCTGGTTACGATAAAGGCAGACAACAAAACCGTTACCGATCTAGGCGAGCGCGTCTCAAGTGCGGAAATCAACATTAGCGCGGCAGAAAGCAAAATCGAGCTGAAAGCGGACAAGATCGCGCTGGATGGATATGTTACGATGTCCAAATTTAACGCGGAAATTGCGGAGATCAAAATCACCGATAGCTCATACGTGACAACAGCAGCCCTGAATACTAAATCTTTGAGCGCCAACTATGCGGAGATTAGCAGTATCAATATCGGCGGAAAACAGGCGCGCTGGGAAAGCGTGACGGTCGTGACCGGCGTGACCAGAAAAAAACGGTATGCAATGGCTCCGTCGGGCACAACAAGCATGGAGTTTTACGAGTGCGCCAGCGTAAGCACTGACACATTCACACTTTTGATGGCATAGGAGGAAACATGAAAATCAACGTACTTCTTCGCAACGTGAACGCAGCGCTTGCCCGTGTCCATGTGCTTGGTGCTGACGCTGAATTGCTTGCGGGCGCGATGCGCTCAATCAATGATTGCGTTGACGCGATTGAAAAGGCTCAGAAGGAGGAAATCGAAAATGAAAATCACGACGAGCAAGGGCAAGACGCTTGATGTAAACTGGGCGTTCGGCCCGACTGACGAATCTGGAAGTCTGATGATCGAACTCGCCGATAATCGTCTCCTGTCGGAAATCGCCGCTGACTTCGAGGGCAACGGCAAAATCGAAAAGACGGACGAGACGAAACCCGGCGTGACCGAAGTCTACGAAGGATTTACCGAACTTGCAGCCATCCAGCGCAACAAAAACGGCAGCGTGTTTGTGAAGTTGGCAAAGGAGTGATGACCTTTGAATCTCGGCGTATTCAAGCGCAGAATTGACGTTGACGCTGAAATCCAGATGACCCCGCTAAAGTCGCTGTATGCGTCAGGAGACAAGAACGCGCATATCTTCGAGCTTTCTCTCTATCGAGGTGCCGAAGAAATAGACTTGAGCGGCGCAAGCGCTCAGGGCTATTTTATCCGCGCGGACGGGTATACCGTTCCCATCACGGGAGCGATCAGCGGCAATATCGTGACCTTCACGCTTTCGGAGGGCTGCTATTACGTCGTCGGAAACTTTAACCTTATCATTAAGGTTTCCATCGCTGAAAGCCGCAAGTCGGTATTTTGGGGAAATGGCTATGTCGTGCGCAGCATGACAGACGCGATTGTCGATGAGGAAAACGTTATCCCATCGCTTGATGAGCTTCTGGCACAGATTTCCGCCGCAGAATCGGCGGCGAAGGCCGCGAATCAAGCTGCATCGGCGGCAAACTCCGCAGCAACCAGCGCAAGGCAAGCAGCAAGCGCGGCCAACACGAACGCATCATCGGCCAACAGCGCGGCAAATGCGGCAAAAGCCGCGGCTACTACTGCCACGGAAGCGGCCACCAAGATCAACGACATGACCATCACGGCGACCGGCCTTGCGGCGGGCGCTGCACCGACGGCAGAGTTGACCGAGGTCGACGGACACTACAATATCGTGCTTGGCCTGC